GCAAGCCTCAAGCCCCAAGCTACAAGCCTCAAGCTTAAAGCCGCAAGCCGCAAGCTCCCTGATCCGTGAACCATGGAAAAGTTTCACGGACCTCGGACCGAGGGCCTCGGCTAAGATAAAAGTATTTCGTGGATGTGCAACATGCCACGCAATTTGGTGTGGTGAAAATTTGAGTTTGTTAACTCTGGTTATCTTTAATTCGACAGTGAAAAATGTCCCAAAAGTATTGTAGCCCAACAGATCAGGCATACCAGGTATGCTAAGGTTTTCAATCCTATTCCAAATAATTCGTGGGGTTTTTTGCTTAAGTTTTTTATATAATTTAGCTTCTGGACCCATTGAGTTTTTGGGTTAACCTCAGTAGTCATCTTTAAGCTTCGTAGGAAGAATAAGTTTAGATTTTTGTTGAGTTTTTAAAACTAATCGATGAGCAGTACGATTTCGAAAACCAACAATAGGAACAGCATGGTCATGCACTTCCATTCTTTTAATTTCGTGAAGGAATCCATCTTTCTCTACAAAAATAACAGCATTCGAAATAGCATTTCCCTGACGGGTGCCTGTTGCATCTGCTTCGGTAAATTTAGATAAAAATTCTTGTAGGTCTTTAACTCGCATTACATTCCTGACTTTCGGACCGCATCAATTGTTTTATTGATGTGCTCGTGCATCTTCTTATTCTCTTCTTCAACCTCTGTCAATCTTTCTTGTAATTTTCCATTAATTTTTTGGTGCGACTCATTGATCTCAATGAGTTCAGCAACTCGGTTATACAAATCATTATTATCTCTCTTGATTCGATCCAACTCCGACTCTCTATCTTTTCTCATTTCTCCCATTACACATACACCAGCCTCTTCCTGGCGATCTGCTTCTCTATACTTTTCCAACTCTCTATAAGTTTTATCAGGAAATTCTTTTGCTAATTCATGCAATGTTTTTTCTTTCTTCATATTGACTTTTTATCAATGTTAACTTAAATTGTCAAATATGGGAGTTCATAAAAGATTAACTGAGATGCAAAAGAAGTTCGCCGAATTCGTAGTATTCGGAGGAACTGAGGGACCTATGACTCAGGGTGAAGCAGCCATCGCTGCTGGGTATGCAAAGGACAGTGCAAGAGTCGAAGGATCACAACTATTGAATCCTAGATACAGTCCTTTAGTAGTGCAGTATGTAGGAAGACTCAAAGAAGAAAGATTAGAAAAACACAAAGTTACTTATGATACTCATGTGGCTGAACTGGCTCGTCTACGTGAGGCAGCTCTAAAGAAGAACTCGTTTTCTGCTGCTGTAAACGCTGAAACGAATCGGGGCAAAGCAGGAGGACTATACATAGAACGGAAAATAATAAAACATGGGAAATTAGAAGACATGTCAGAAGAAGAACTAGAAAACAAAATGAAACAAATTTTAGACGATTACGCACCGATTTTAAATGTTACCCCAGAAACCAAAAAGCTAGCCAGTAAGACACCAGATAAGCAGCCAACACAGTTAGAAGAAAAAGCATCATCATCTAATACACATTCATCCACAGAAAATAAGCCAGAACCAGAGACAGCACCGCAAAGCCAATCAAAATAAGTCTATCGGGATTCCACATTTAATCTCTCCATTTCAGTTATGACCCCTCTAGGGAAGACATTCCGATCTGAATATGCCTCGTCCTTCGAGTCATAGCTCGCAAAAGTCCAAATGAATCTCTTGGTCTTTTTGTATATATATCCAAACGAGACCATCTTCGAGCATTCGAACTTATCGAACTCATCAGCCGTAGCATGGCCACCATCCGCAGTGATGTCAAGCCAAGAAATTTTATAAAAATAATACTTCTTCTTATTGATCACGACATGCCGATATTTTGATTTCTTCCTGTGCATATAGTACTAAATACCACAAAACTAGTCATACTGAACACATTTATAGCACGCGCACCCCATACACGACATTTTATACGTTTTACATATTTATAAAACGTCGTTACTTTAGCTAGTAATACCAACACTAATAGTACTGTTTTACGTTTTAACACTATTTGTACACTTTTTTATTTTAAAACTTTTTTCATGAGTTTTAGTACTATATGTAAAACGTCGTGCCTTATTGTCGACATATTTATGCCTAGTTTGTGCCATAATGGCGCCTTAATGTTGCCATCTTTTCTGCAGCAAAAGCGACTTTAGCTATCAATTTATCAATATCGCCAGTCAAGTCATGGTGACCTGGTACGACTTCTCCTCTTATAAGAGCATCGATCTTTACTAGCGCCTCTTCCTGATCTGCGGTATAGCGCTTGATCAGAGCTTGAAAGATTCTTTCTCTTATTGTGCCTACGTCTCTCATTTTATCTCCCTCCTTTTTATGGTTGCTAACTCAGTAGTATATGATCAGGGCAAACCGCCTCCGAGCTAGCTTTGGGACCAGGATTCCATTAAACCCTGATGATGTGCGGACCCTATTTCTCAATTTTGCTTTCTTCAAATTCTCCTAATAATTTTTTTTCATCTATGGTTGGTTCTTTTATAATTTCATAATATTCATTCAGTCTTTTCAAAAACTTATGTTTCCACTGACGTAATTCAACTCCCTGAAACCTGAATTCTTGAAGATATAGGTCAGGAGTACATACCATTATGATACCTTGTTCAATACTAGAGCCATGAATATAGTCGTGGGCCATGGCATATGCAGCAATCTGCATGTAATAGTCTTCAATCCACTCTTCTCTCTTTGGCTGATTCGCTTGCTTAAAATCTACAATCGTATCCATATCGTTGTGCACACAGATTAGGTCCGTGGTCCCTGCATAAAGGCCAGGGTAGTACAGCGTAACCTCACTCCCGTAGTACTCATCAATCGGCGTGAGTCCCTTCTCAATCACCTTCCCAGCCATTCCTTTGGCCTGTTGACCTAACGAAGTAAGATCCTCGTATCCTCTCTGCAGGATAAAGGCTTCGATAAACTTGTGCATGGAAGTGCCTCTCTTCGAGGCAAGATTCTTAATGGCCTCAGCCTTTTCCTCTCCCACTTTGGCCTTCCATCTTCGAATGAATCCCTGGTCCTTGGTCCGTGATAAAATAGTCGTGACGCTTGGGAGAGCTACCCCCTTCACGTCATACGTTCTCTTTCCTTCGTCATCGGACCGCGGAACACGGACATAATTATATCTGTCTGACTTCTTCACTATCTTTTCTTTTTCTTTTTAGCTTTAGCTTTTTTCTTCTTCTTAGCTTTTTTCTTTTTAGCCATAGTCGCCTCCTTTTTTAATTGGTTATATTCATCTTCGCTGATACCACCGAATTCTGCGTCATCCATCATTTATCTAATTTTTTAATATCCGCGAGCTGTTCAATATCTTCATAGGGCACCCAACAGAATTTATCTTTATTACCAAAGTAGCTACGGTCATAAGTCGCGTAAGCTTCCTTTTCGTACCAGGGTTTAATCGATGGGGAGTAGTTTCTTTCCTTGAGCTTGGCCTCCAACATCTCCCATAACTGTTGTCGGTTTGCTAATAGCCAAGGGTATTTAATTCTTTTAAAAGCAATATAGTCAGATTTTCCCTGAATCCATCCTGGATGGCCAGTAATTCCGATATACTCTACGCAGGCCAGGTTGTCCTGAGGCTCGGGATCTTTACGATTCAATCTTTTTAAACCTTTAACCTCAAACTTTAATAACTGACCCTCTAGCGTTCCTTGAACGTCCCAGTGCTCTCGGGTATTTTGCTGGTAGCTAGCCATGACAGGATTTTCTAACCTTGTAGCAAATTCTGCCTCGTCTATTTTAGCTTTTTCTCCTGCTTTTTGTTGGTAGGTCAATGTAGCCTCACTTTCTTCATGTTGTAGGGTTGGACGGGAGCGTCTTTAATCACTTCCATCATTTCTTTATATTCTTCATCATTTAATTGGGTTCGATAGATACGTTGCGCAATGGCAACCATGGTCCCTGCCACCAGCTCGGGTGACTGTTGATGATCGTTCAAGAGATGCATGGCATGATCGAAGAATTCATTATATATTTTTTTATGACTATCCATGTATAGACTCCCCAAACATTCCTTCCCACGCCCAGGATCCATGGTGCCTGGTTGTAGATTGAGTGTTTGCATAAATTTTAAAATTATTCCCTCGCGCCAGCCTGCAAAAAGAAATGTCTTCTCCTGTAGAATATCCTTCGTTGAAACCAAAGTCAAAGAAGTTGTAGTAGAACTCATGACTCTTGTCTGCTGTCGGCGTAGCTTTATTTTTAATTTTTAAATTTGAATGATTTTTTATAATTTTTTCAAAGACCTTGCGATCAATCAGCATGAGACCCGTGGGTCCTGCTTCAAGTTCAACCAATCCTCCAGGAAGAATAGGAATATTTTTAGGATCTTTAAATTCAACGGTATAAATATGTTTGTCTAGCTTTTCCGCTTTTACCCGATACGGTGTACAGATAATTTCTTTCTTGGCCACTAACATTCTCATCACTGACTCAGGTTCAAACTCGACATCCGAATCGATGAAGAGTAAGTACTGATACTCGGTCGTCAGGAATACGGAAGTCAGATAGTTTCGCGCCTGATGAATTAAAGGAGATTTCATGGTGTTAATACCAACTTTAATCCCGCTCCTCGAGAGTTGTTGAACGAGCTTAATGACCGACAGCATCGTGTTTATTTTCACCGAGTCATAGCAGGGCATAGCGATGTAAACGGTTGGTTTTAATTGTGCGGACATCTTGTTTTTTTCCATTCTCTGTATTCTTTTATCCATTCTTCTTGATCTCGTTCTTTCCAACGTTTATCCCAGGCCCAGTTGTGTATGTGCCCCGCGACGCGTTCGATCCACGCTAATAAATTATCTTTCATAATTATACATTATAAAACGTATAGCGTACCGTCAACTCCTCTCCCTCTTTAATATCTCTTAACGCAACAAGATTCCATTTCTTTGTGGCAATTTTAAGGAGCGGATCATCTTCTTCATTAATTTTTAATTCCACCTTAACCGTATTGGCATCGTTGGAATGATTAATGAATCCTCCCATCGGTGTTCGAATGATTCCAGATCCGATAGCCACATGACTCATGCCCAGGTTAATTCCCTGGCCAATGCCTTGCTTGGCAAAGAGTCCTAATCCATCGATTCCAGATTGTTTAATCGTTAACGAATCGGGTAAAGGTTTATACATTAGTGTTTAGTTGTGATTCCCAAGGCTTTAGCTCTTGCATAATCAATAATATATTTTTTTCCAGTAGCTTTAGCTTTTGCCAATTCCTCAATGTATTTTTTTCCGCGTGTATAAGCATGTTGTTTAATTCCTTTCTTCGTTGCAACGACTATTCCAAAATCTACAGCGTTATACATCTTGGCGTAGGAATTTTGGCTAATGGCCACAGAACCCCCACTCATAAGTAGCGCAAACTCACTGCAACCGCTTACGGTAATAAAAATCATAAATAAAATCGTCAACTTCAACTTGATCATAATTTTTTATCTCCCCTTCTGACTCACAGACCCAGCATTGTTTGACCTGGGTTAGTCCTTCATTGTCTACCACATTTAAATATCCATTTCCACGACAATTGTCGCAGATTCTAATTTGCTTCGTGGGTACGATTAAATCTTTCATTGATAAATTCTTGGTCGTCCCCCCTTCTTGCCCATTGCAGCATAATAAGAATTTCCTGTTAAATTTTTTTTCTTTGGTCTTCCTCTTCCTTTTTTAGGTCCTTGACGATAATGAGAAGTAATAGGCACGTCTACATTCCATCCATTGGCTCTTAAAATAAGTTTTCTTGCTTTCTCTCTAACATAAACAGGATTTCTTCCCGCCATTTCACAAATTTCGTTGAAGTGAGCTCCTCCGTATAGAAAAAAATGACGAGCTTGATCTTTGTTGTAATTGTAATGATTTTTATGAGATACATTGGATCGTCGGCTCATGTCTAGTTGAGGAGGTCCCTTAAAAGCATCTAACGCAGCACGAGTTAACACAGCTGTCCAAAGACTCTTTTCTGGCAGTTCAGCGGTGCCTTCGAAGTTATCTGCTTCGTATTTTTGTTTGTATTTTGCCATTTAACTTTCGATCTTTCTCTGTTGCTAACGCTTCAACTGTTTTACTGATAGATAATTTTGCATCTGGCAATAAAGTTTTTGATAACCTAACTAATGTGTTATAGGTATCGTGTGTAAGTGAAACGTTTCGAT